TTTTATTTCGTTAGCCGTTGGCAGTTGTGGTATAGACATTTACGACTCCTTTATCCCAGTTTATGGCGTATTTCCTTGAATCTTCAAAACGATCAATATTTATCACCCATGATATACTATAAATCGTCAAAATACTACCTGTTACAGTAACCTGTTTAGCAATGTTTTCAGTTAGTAAAAACTTCAATGCTTTTTTAATCGCTTGTACACCATCGTTAACAGTCTGATTACTGACTCTCGCATTAGCAATAACACTAGGGAATTCTGATATATATTTTTCGCTCTCTGAATCTGCTAATTCGTTTTGCCATGTATCGGGGTCTGCAAATACTGCTAATAATACGCAAGTATTAAAACCATCTGTCATATATGGCTGTCCGTTTTCGTAAGTTATATCCCAGTCGCCTTGAGAATTGAGAGATAGTAGTAAATCGCCTGTATAAGTCTGTTCTGTCATGGTACTTTTATCTCCTCAATTTTGGATGGGGTTATATCTGCGGTGGATGGATTACTAGGCGTTCCCTGTGCTGTTGTTGGACTTGCTGTTCCGTTTATTGTGTCTGGAGTTGTTACGGTGTGTGTATGAGTTCCATAAACCGTAGATATAAAAGTGTTTACATCGGTAACGTGTTGGTCAAAATCCTGTTTTAACTGATTAAAAGCTGTTTCTAATTCTGAATACCTAACTGCATTATCTTCACCGTCGTTAAAAATAAACGTACCATCAATTCCTAGCAATATCTTTGACTGAACAACTCCATCAGCATCGGTTGAATATATAAGTGTTTCCCCTTGATTTTCTGGAAGTGGTACTTGATAATTCATTTGACCAACAATTATATCAAGGCTACCTTTATTAACTCGCAAACCTATAGTATTTTTAGATGGATTATTTATTATCCCACCTTGTCCGAATACCTGAGCCGTTTCCCCTTTCTCGGCTGAACCTGTAGAAGTTGCAATAATTGATTTACCTGTTGTGTCTCCTGCAAAGTTGTCTATTTGAGTTGATTCTATTTTAAGTAGGTTGGCTTGTAGTTGTTTCAATCTAACAAGTCACCGTTATGGGGGAATATGGGCTAGGAGAATATGGGTTAGGTCTATCATCAACACCCCAATAAGGTTGTCCTTGGACTGGAATTGTCTGATATATAATTTCTTTGAAGTTGCTTTTTAGCTCTTCAAACTCTTCTTTCGTTAATTCTAATTCTTTGCCACTTGTTAATACTATCTTTATTTTCATAACCTAACCCTCCCAAGGAAACTTACTAGGAAACTCTAAACTATAAGCTTGTGGGATTACCATTATTAGTTGGCTGATATTTCCACCACTTTCATCTTTAGTTAGAGTAACGCTACTGATAATATAATCGGATTCTGTAAATATGTCTACACTCGGAAATTTGACAGTACCTTTCATATTCTCACGCCATAATTGACCATATGAGTTTCGCCATCCTGTAACTGTTATTGATAAACTGTAACTATCTGCTAGTGCTTTTGATCGTCTCCATTGTAAAGCAGTTCCTAGGTTTCCAGCTTCTAAATCATCGGCACTAAAAACATAAGGTCTATAAACTGGGATATTTTTATCTGAAAGTGTTGAACTAGTTCCTGCTGTTCCCGATGTTTCAGTAACGGCTTGCATACTTGAAAATCGCTTTGTACCATCTGATACAACACTGATATGTTCTATAGCTGTTTCGCCCTCTATGAATTTAAATACTGGCAATCCTTGGGTTTCTGCTCTAATAAATGCGAACCGTCCATCATCTGATGAAGTAATCATGAATCCTTTTTGTGCAGCAAGACCACTAAGGAAATCAAAATCTGTATCTGTAATTTCTTTTCGTACTCTTGTAAATTTATCTGAATCTCCATTGAAAAATACAGGTTTTAAATCGTCACCGTATGAACCCATAATATCAGTTGCAATAAATGCAAGTGTTTCATTTTTATATTCGACCGCTTTTTTTTGAGCCATGCACTCAACGGTATGACCTGCTTTTGTTCGTGCATCAATTGTTTTAGTTGTTTGATTCGCTCCGACTTGTGTTGACCATTTAACAGTCTGAGCAGAAATATATAATTCTGAACCGATGAATATATCACATTTTTTATAGCTATATGGTTTTGTAAGTTCTCTTAGTGTCTCGTCTGTATAGTCGTATGGCAACGTAAAAGTAAAAGCATCCGCAACGGTATTGATATTTCGCTGAATACTTGAAGCTGTCCAGCCTTTGAATAGTTTTCCGTCTAGTCGTATTGTTATTTCATCGTCATTAAACGAGGCTATTCTATTGCTGAATTGTTCTATTGTATCTGGAAGCCAAATATTATCACCCTTGTATATAGTAGGTAATCCCTCTAGTGATATTGGCCTGCCTTTTAATAAATCAATATTTGCATCAACTATTTTATCACTTGAGTCTCTACCGTATGTTCTTCGGGCTATAGCTCTTAATCTGTCGCCTTGTTTGACTATGTAGAATGATCCGGGTTTAGACATAAGCCACCACCGACCGACCTGCTGGAATTTCAATCATTTCAACATCTGTTAATCTATTTGTAGTAATAAAAAACTCTAGCTTATCAATAGTACCATATAACTTATAGCATAATGATAATGCATCAATAGGATTCATAACCGTAATTGTTTTTTTCGCTTTTAATGAGAATGATCTATCAATAAGCAAACTGTTTGCTTGTCCTGTTATCTGTCCTAATAATAAACTTGTATTATGATCTGGTGTGAATGTATTTGTAATATTGACATTTGCTTGATCTGGGTCTGACAATGTTTGATATACTGATAGTGTCGCTTCGTCTACTAAACTAGCTATAGAGTTTATTAAATCAATTGTTGCCCCTGCCGTATCTCTAGTTTCTAAATTTGTAAATAATGATGATTCAATCGTTGCACCGACTATCATACTACTAATAGACTGTAACATTATTGCGTTGTTAATTTGCCCTTGTCTATTTAATTTAGGGTTAACTTTATCCGTAAATGTTCTGATAATTGGAGAGTTCGCAATAGGGTCTGAAACGTTTGTTTTTTCAGTAGGAATCAATAAAGATGTAAACAATTGAACCTTATTTATTGTGTCAGTTGCAATTTGTGAAGGTAATCTTATTAGATTGTTTACCATACTCATTATTTCAACTGCTGACGTTCCAACCGATAAAGCTCTTTCAATATCATCTTGTATAGCTCTAAACTCATCGTTTACGCTATCAACTGCATTTGCTACACTGCCTATGCCCTTAACTATAATATCAACCACCTCACTCATTGTTGCTCTAAACTCTGCATAACGTGATGATGCCGTTACTATAATACCTTCGTTTGCTGTATCAATTGCAGTTTCTAAACTGTCAATATTTGCTACTATTTCGGATTCGTTAAGTCCTGCAAGTTGCGAAGTTGTTAACGGTATAGATTCTTTAAACTCTACTTGACAACGAAATATCCCAGCTCCGTTTACGTAATTTTCATTTTGTTGCCATTCAAAAGGGATAACCGATATATCCCCCCATCGTGGATGTTTTAAAGTTCCTGGATTATCAGGGCTATACTCCTCTTCAAGCGACGATATAAAATTATCGGCTTGCTGATCTCCGTTATCTCCAACAAAATAAATATTCATTGGATAAGAATTTATTCTGTTCCCTTGTTCTTGGATTATGGATTCATCTGAGTTAAGTATTTCGTGTATAGATGTTTTTTTTCCACCTGTACGGGACACTATATCATACTTAAAAAATGACTCAATTCCACTTGGTGATATATATGAAGCTGTCCGTAATCTGTCTAACCATTCCGGCATTATTGTACTCCTAATTGTATCGATGTTGTAGGCGTTTGGCCCGCTGTATTCATTGACCACCCACTAGGAGCATTCATGTAAAAATCATATCTTTGTTTAGTTTCAATGTCTTTTTGTTTTTGTTCTTTTTGCATTTGTAAGTGTGATTCTAAACTAGGTGCTGATGTTGGATTACTCATATTTGATTGCTGTTCGGGTGATGTTTGTCTTGTTGTGGTAGTTCCACCCAACAAAGTTACTGTATTCATTCCTGATTGAAAATCATTAAGAGCATCAATGGCTGGTTTTAGTTTATCGCCGACTCCTGGTATTTTAGATATTAGATTTAATAAACCTTTTATCCCTTCAATAACAAGATTAACAGGAGCTAATAAATAAGTCATAAATCCTCTACCTATCAACTCTAGTGCTGGCGACACCTTATCCCAAATAAAAGAAACAAAACCTATGAATTTATCCCATACGTTTCCGACAACCTCGGTTACGGTATCCCAGTTCTTAACAAGCAAGATTATTACTGCAATTAAAGCGGTAACACCAACTATAATCAGACCTATAGGATTCGCTGTCATTGCTGTATTTAGTGCTAATTGAGCCGTTGCAAGTATTCCCTCTGTTTTTGCAAGTGACATAAATACTTTTATCATACTTAAAATTGGAGCTGTTGCCATCAATCCCATCTGAATTACCTGTACTGCATTTACTGCTATTATTGCCAATTTAAAACTAGCAAGAGTAATTATCAACCCTTCTATTAGCCCTTTATGTTCTTTGATAAAGTTACCTAGCTTCATAAATACATCTATCGTCTTATTAACACCATCGATAACTATTTGCATATCAAAATTAGCTACTGCATCGATTATGGCATTTAGGGCTTTAGTTCCTTTATCATCAAACGCATCTATAAATTGTAATCCTAGTTCAGTGAGTCCAGATTTTAAAACTTTGATTCTGTTGCCGATTGAACCTCTTATAGCTTCCGCCATAGTTCTACTTGCTCCTGCTGAATCAATTAGATTATCCCTGTATTCTGCTAATTTATCGCTACCCTCTGCAAGTAATATATTAACACCTGTTACAGCCCTAGCCCCAAATACTGTTGATAATGCTGCCGTTCTTTGAGCTGACCCCATACCCTCTAAACCTTTTTCAAAATCGCCTAAGATATCTATAATATTTCTAAAATCACCGTTAGCATCTTGAGTCTGCACCCCTAATGCCTTGATAACGTCCAATGCCTCGCCTGTTGGTTTTGATAGTCTTAACATTACATTTCTTAATGATGTACCAGCTTCACTACCCTTTATACCACTGTTAGCCATAACGCCTGTTAATGCTGAAAAATCTTCTATTTGTTGGCCCGCTGCGGTAAAAGCACTAGCTCCACTTTTGACAGCTTCAAACATATCAGTAAGTGATGTATTTGCTGTAGTTGTAGTTTTCGCCATTACATCGGATACACGTGATAGATTTTTTTGTAATTGATCTGTGCTTACTGGTTGAATTGTTAAGTTGCCATTTGCATCTCTTATTTTTTCGGTCATTAAACCAAACGCACCTAATGAATCGGTAGCTATATCTACGGCTGTTGTTAAATCTGTACCTGCTGCCGTTGCTAGGTCTGTTGTACCTCTCAATAAAGCCATTGATTGACTGGAATTGATTCCAGACATTGCGAATTTGTCCAATGCACCTGCTGCATCTGTTGCACTAAATTCAGTATCTTTTCCAACGGCTCGGGCTGCTGATGATAATTCTTGTAATGTTGTTTGATATGCTTGAGAAGTAGAGTCTAAATCTTTAAACTTCGCCCCTGCTTGTGTTATTGATTCATCAAGAGATATAAACTCGGCTGTAGCTAAACCTATACCTACAGCAAGGACACCTAATCCGACTTGTGTAGCTCTTTTTATCCCTGTACCAACAAAACCTATAGTCTTATTTATTCCATTATTTAAAGCACCAAATGAACCATTTAAAGTATTATTCAATGCCGTAATTTTATTAACTGATTTTTTATACGGATTAGTTAAATTGTCTGTAAGTGAAAGTATAGCTTCTAGGCTGAATTTCGATGCCATTTAATCCTCCGTTTTGTTCCATTCATCTATTTTTTTCTTAATAAGTCTTTCTATTTCTCTAGCACTTGGCAAAGGCTTATCTTTACTCTGGTATTCATTCGAAATAACTTCCTCGGCTATTTGCCTTTCATACATTTTATACCAAAAGTAGACTTCTTTAAAAGTCATTTTCATCATTTCGGGGATACTTAATCCACCCTTAAAATATTTAGCCAATCGCCCTATCATAATAAACTCGTTACTATAATCGGGGATTAGTAAGAATGGAACCCCTAGCCCTTTTTTGGGTCTGTCTGAGTGATAAATCCTAGTATGATAGCATTGATTCTGCTTATATCTCTATCTTTAAGTTGTTTTATTTCACCCTCTGACATTCCGGTATATGCTGCAATCATTGCCCTTGCTTGGTCTATTGATTCATTGTCTTTGAATTTCTGTAGAACTCTTTTAGCTCCGAAATCACATGATTTAATCTCTGCTATTGCTCGCCCTTCAATTTTACTTGATAGTACAAGTTTAAATGTTTCTGTTTCTTCTTCAAAGTCAATCTTTTTTAATTGGACTGGATAACGTAACTCTTCAACTATGTTTTTAAATAGCTCACGTTCCGTATCCAATTCAACTACATCCGCCCAATCTCTTAGTTTTTTTTCTGCTTCATCTCTGCTTAATTTTTCCATTATTCTTTCCTTTTTTTAAAGTGGGTTGTTACACCCACTATTTCTTATCCTTGTGCTTCCACGTTTCCTGAAAACTCTACAGATACAACTCCGTTATCGTTTTCGAGCGATCCATCATTCGAAATCTTACCTGTAAAATTGTAAGTTTCTCCATTTGGCATAGTCCAATAACCTACTACTTTTTCGGTTGAACTTTGCATATTTACCAAGTTCTTAAAATCATCACCATCAACAGAAAATGATTGAGTCCATCCACCCATAAGCGGATTGTACTCTCCGTAGATGTCGCCATCTCCTGCAATGTGTGCTGGGCCACCAAACCCAGATAGTTTGTAATTTATGTTTTCTCCCTCTGCTGGATGAAAATCATAACCATTTAAATTAAACTCTCGGGGTACACCCCCACGAATAAACTTACTCATTTAATACCCCTTAAAATAAAAAGTTGTACAGAACTGAAACAATTCTTAGTGCTTTAGCTTCATCATCTGTAACTTCGACATCAATTCTACTATTATTAGTACTGTTAATAACAGCGGATATACTTGCTTTAACATCCGATGGATTTTTAGTCCATCCTAAAGAAGACCAATTATCAACTAATGCTGACATATCAGAAATAACTTTCTTGGGTTTAATAACGTAATTTTTATTTGTGATTACATCATCTGTTGCAAGTATAGCTCTAACATAAGGCTCTGATTTAAACAGATTTTCAATATCGTATACTTTCTGTTGTCTTAATGTAAGAGCTACCAAATCAAACCATGACTCATCTTTAGCACCTACACCGTTAAGTCTGTAGGATAGGGCTATGTCACCAGTTACAAGCTCGCTACCTACTGTTTTAAAATATCCCATACCTGCAACGAATAAAGCATCGTTTTTAGCATACGATAAATCACCTATAGAATTATCAAACGGAATACCTGTTGATAAAGTTTTAAATGGTCTACCTGGATCAATTTTGCAAGACTGCATTACTATACCCATAACCGCTGCAGCTAACTCATAAGCAGGAGCATAACTTCTTGATTCATAAACAGGAGCGATTGCTTCACTGTTTATTGTCGCTGGAATTGCTAGTGCTTCGGTTAATGTTTTATTAACGTATCCGACTACAGTTCCGAAAGGTCTTTTAACACTTGGATCTTTTCTAGCATTGAATGAATCGTCAATGTAACCTAAGTTAGTAGCATCATTGTAAGGGCAAGAGATCATAGTATAAAATCTATCCCCTAATATGTCCTCTTCTGAACTATTAAAAAATACATCATGAATATCTGTTGCACCTGCTCCGTTAGTCAATCTTGTTGCAACACTAACAGTAGTTCCTGTAGGGTTCTGCGATAATTGGCTTGCACCGCTTGGATTTAATGCTAATCTAATATCATTACCGTTAACACCTTTGTTTTTAGCTGTTAGTGTTACTGTACCTGCAACGTTTACCGCTGTTACTAATCCATTTAGGTTAGCTGTGATAGCTGATACTAAACTATCTCCAATAACTGTAGGTGTAGCCCCTTTAGCAACTGCAACATTAATAACATCACCACCTATAGAAAAATAGTAAGTCCCTGCCGATGTCGCATTTGTAGCAAAGATTATATCGCCACTTGCAGCAACTGCACCTGCTGGCTCTGGAATTGGGCTAAACCACATATTAGCAGAAAATCCACCCAATAAACCAAATACCCATAGAGCTTGTCTATGAATTTCTGAACCGAAACCAAACTTTGCACCAACCGCATCGGCGTTTAAAAACTGAATAGGAGTATAATCAACTATCCCTGTTTTTGTTTGGTCATATTGACCTAAAATTAAGCCTGTAGGAGGAAGAAAAACACTCCCTACGTTCCGCTTAACCCCTTGCATCTCAACAAAAACGTTGGAAGCTCTTACGTTCGGGTCTATCATTTTTTAATCCTCCTGTGGATAATTAAATTTTAAACTGTATAATTCTAATGTATCATCTTTTACTGACACATTTAATTCCGTCAAATCTGTATAATCATTATTATCTGTTGGTATATATGGTAACATAACATCAAATGACCATCTAGCTGGGGCATATTGCCCTGTAGAATCCTCGTTTTCCTGCGAGTAATATGTTAAACTGAAATCCGTATTTCTGTCTATCATTCCTACAGGAAAACCGAAATCAGTTGTTTTTAATCTTGTTAATGCTTCTCTAACTTGTGCTGTTAATAAGTCCAATCTATCAGCTGCCAATTCATCCGCTGGTAATATTTCCCCTGCTGTTCCTAGAGCGTACATATCAACTACGATAGAAACGGTATCAAGTGAACTAACACGATTCGACCGTTCTGGGACTAATCCGACACCAGTAATCATAACATTAACAAGTGCTACGCTTTGTTGACTCTCTATCCAAGGCCGCCATCGATCTTTGGAAACTATAAAATTACGAGCCGAACTAACTGCATTTTCTTCTATTGCAACTGCATTTAATTGGCTGACAATATTTGTTTTAAGTTCCACCCATAATGGATAATTGATACCTGCCATTAGTTAACATGCCCCGATATTATTTTCATCATTAGTAATATATCCCCAAAACTTCTATCGGGAATTACATTGCTAATTTCTGCTAATACAGTCTGACCTGCTCCGTTAACAAGCTCAACTTTCCATCTCTGTAAATCTGCTTTCCCATCCCAGATAGTAAGGTCTGACTGGTGAAAAGATATTGCAAGTTTAGAGCCACTAACTGGGAGTCCGTTTTCAGGATTGATACCCAACAATGAAGTATCGTTATACAATCCTTTTATAGTCTGTGTTTCCGTTGGTGATGTAAATCTTAGAGTCACATTAAAACTACCAGTACCCAAAGTACCGTTATGAATTTTCTGTGAATCTGAAATTGCTCTAGCTTGCAAATCTATTCCCATTACTTTTTAGATTCCTTTTTTGCTCTTGTAATCTTTATCAATCCAGCTTTTTCATATTCCAGTATATCTATTTTAGAGTATACTCTTTTTGGAATTTCTTTACCTGCAAAAATCTGCCCAAAAGATTTATTATTTAAATCTTTTAGAGCTTCAACTTTAACAATGTCATCCATTATTTAGTGGCCTTTTTAACTGCTGAAACTGCTTTTAATTTAGCTGGCACATCGGGTAGAGCTTGATTTCTTTTGTTTTTAGCACCTTTTTGACCTTCTAGTGCTAGCTTTTTGCCTTCTTCTCCCCCGATAATTTCAGGTTCTGGGATTGTTTGACCTTTAACATAAACCTTGTGTTTACCTACATATTTCTCTGCTATAACTTCATACATTTGTACTGCCATTCTTTTCTCCTCTTATATGCCCCTTTCGGGGCTAATTATTACCAAGTTGGTAGTGTTATTTCCTGTACAAAGTACTGAATTCCTTCATACCAAATACCTTCTGCAAACCAGTAAGCTCTTTCTTCCTGTGTCAACGTCTTAACGTCTGGCTGAGAATCAACCTCTACAACTAAGTCACGTTTTACAGCGATTTCCATGTAACTTTGTTCAACTGCACTTGCAGGGATTATCATGTAAGCTGTACCTTTTGTAACACCGGAATAAGTTATTTTTCTATCTCTTAATCTGATTACTTCATCATCATAAGCAATAACCTGCGATATTTCAGAAATACCTGGATAAGCTCTTTCGTTTGTTGAAGGTAATCCCATAGCAACCCTAGAAATGTGTCTAGCATCGTAAGGGTGAGCTAAAATTACAACATCGCTAACATTTAGTTTTCTTTCTGTTACTGGGTTATCTCTGTCTCCAAGATCATCAATAGCATCCTCAAGGGTTAAGTATAATAACTCTTGTTTTAAAGCTCCACTTGTAGCATTTGCTGGAGTCTGTTGAACACCGGAATAAGAATAGTTAAGAATTGGAGATATTGCGATATCATCTCTAATTGCATTATAACCAACCATAACAGCATCCATAACTCTTTCTGGAGTAATAGTTCTGTCAAACAGACTAGCCATTAAATCCCATGTGAAACCTGCTGCATAAATAAGAATAGAAAATACTTCATATCCACCACCCATTGATTCACCCATCGGGATAGCTTGACCATGACCATTGTTCTCTTCAAACACAACACCAAAATTATTTATTTCAGTTGGTTTAATGTCTCTTGTAAAATTCGGGTCAGTTGTTACATTGTAAATAAACTGTCTGATTGTTGGTAGAGCAGCTTTTCTAACAGAAACATCAATTTTCATTGCATCCCATAAGTTAGACCAGTCTACAGGTAAAGTGTTTCCACTCATTTTAGCACTAAATGCACCCATAGAGATTTTTTCTCTAGTTGACATAACGGTATTATCTGACCATTCCATTGGAATATCAAAACCAGACTGATATTTACCACTCATTAAAATAGTATCATTAAAGTTTTGAGAAGTTATTAACGACTCGTTAACTTTATCAATCATTTTAAATTTTTCTTCCTGTGACATTTTAGTTTTACCGGAAAGAATAGGATTAGAGAATGTAGCCATTTGAGTAGCTCCAAACTCACCTTTAGCGATTTTCATTTTCGCTTCTTGTTCAAGGGATTTCCTTGATATTAAAAGATTACTCATAATCTATTAGCTCCTTATGAAATTAATACTAAATCACCATTTTGATAAGGTGGTTTAAACTCAATATATGCTGGTGTAGCTGCTGGAGCTGAACCAATTACCTCTGCTTTTAATTCTACTAATCCTACTGCTGTAGTGTCTTTCCATTCTCCAGGATCAGTGTTTGTTTGTGGTAAAAAGAAAATTGGATTTTTACCTGCTGCGAATGTATCGGCTACATCAACTTGATTCATAGAAATGTGTCTGTTCGGGTTAACGTCAATAGTACCTGTTAAACCTGCTGCGATTCCATCCTGTTCTGTTACGTTTCCGATCCAACCATCAAGAAATACAGTTTCACCAAATAAAACCGTTCTAGTTGTGTTGTTTGTTACTGCAATTGTAACTGGTGAACCAAATATTTTTTTCTCTGTAAAATTATATGCGTTTACAGCTACGGCATTATCTAAAATACTCATTTATTACATCTCCACGCTTTTTTTAGCTTTCATTGTTGCCGCTGAATTACCACCTTGAATATTTTGTGGACTTTCAATTGCTGCCATTCTTGCTGGGTCTGCCATGATCTTCATCATAGCTGCCATAATTAAAGGTTGAGTAGCCTCCATAGTTGTACCATCTTCAATAGCTTTATCAATTACTGCCACAACTTCGGGTATAGATTTATACTCGTCTTTTGCTTTCATTTCAGCAAGAGCCTTAACTCTAGCTGAATTTAATTCTCTCTCATTGTCTGCACCTTTTTTCATAAGGGTATTATACAATTCGGGATTGTCTTTTTTTAATTCCTCTTCTGTCATTCGAGAAACCTCCATAATAGATTTTCCCTCGGAAGAGGGTTTTATGTTATCGGTAGTAGAAACCGGATTAACCATTGTTGGTTTTTCTTCTCTGAAACATGCCGATGCTCTTACAACATCAAATGATTCATCTTTGTGTAATTCCTTCATTCTAGCTGACATAGTAGCAAACTTGTTTTTCATAGAAGTAAGGATCATGTTTTTATCGCCTTCCTGCTCTGATTCAATTACTCTGTCTGCAAAACCGTTATCAACTATCTCTTGACCAAAATACCAAGTAGTATCTTTCATTAAAGTTTGAATATCTTTTAAAGATTTACCACTTTTATTACTGTAATATTGAGCGTAAACATTAGTTGCCTTTTCTAGGAATTCCGCACTTTGTTTCATGGAGTCAAAATCACCATAAGAAAATGAAGATGGCCTATGAATCATGTAGGCCGTTAGACTCTCAACTGCGACCAAATCCCATACAGGACTACTTGCAATAGCTGATCCCATCGAAGCAGCAACACCTTTTAATTCTAAGTGCATTTTAACATTTGGATTATCTCGTTTATGATCCATTAAAAGATTTATTATATCTGCACCTTCAAATATATCTCCACCAACCGAGCTAAATCTAACTGTTATATCGCCATCTGACATTTTGAGATCATTTTTAACTCTACCGCTCCAAAGTTCCCATCCAATCTCGCCAGACCATTCTAGTATTACCATATCGCTAATATACCTCTATTTATTTTTTTTGTCAATTTGTACTTTCTAGTCAACTAAATGCCCCATGACTTTAATTCTATGTCTTGTTAGAGTGCTTAAATCATCCCTAAATACGCCAATAGTTGCCTCTAGCCTCTGAATTCTAACAGGAATTACTACTCCTGATTTATCTTGCCCATTAAATGTTTTTCTTACTCTTGTTCCATATAACGTTGGACTTGAAGGATTACCAGACTTATCTTGATAACTTACATCGTAAGCCGTTGATTCCCAATCTTCATTTCTTCTTATATTCAATAAACTATTCCATAACCTTAATGGTTTTGGTAGCCCTGTTTCGGATGCTAATAAAGTACCTCTACCTTTAAATATAATTCCGTTTGGTATTCCTGTTTGAATGTCTCCGTAAGTAGAACTATCACTAGCTGCACTATGAAGCATTGTAACAGTTGTCCTATTTATGTGAAAACTTCCTAAAAATGTTGGTGGTGGTAAAAAACTATATTCTTGGCTCCCTATTCCACCTGCTAAAAAGTTTTTATTCTGTTCAATATCAACCAAGTAAACTACAGCGTTTGTGGTGTATGGAAAGCCTACGGATTTATATAAAGTTAAAACATTTCCGTTTATAGCTCTAATTTCTGCCTGAAAAAAGAAGTATCCTTCCCATATTTCAACCCAGTTACCAACAATTATTCCAGCTACGCTATTAACGGTTATATCAAAAGTTTCTGTTACCTGTAAATAATCCCCTTGATCTGTAGTGGCTATAGGATTTGTTAACGCCGTTGTTGTTATTTTTCTTGATAAATACCATTCTAATGGGCTTGTTGTTTGATCTTGTAAATATATGTCTATACTGTTTAATGTAGTAGAAACAAGTATTTTGCCTGTTTCATTGCTATCATTATCTGAATTGCAAGCCATTATATAAATATCTATGTCACTATCGGATTTAATTATTTCTTCATTAGAGAGTTCAAATATTTTAACGGCTTCATCTGGAATATTGCCAATAGTTATAGCTGTAGGCTCTGGCTGATTTTTTAGTCTATAAGTTTTATAGTAAGAAACTATAGAATTTACTCTATATAGAAATAAACCTTTTTTTGCTTCCGCAACCTTCACCCATTGCCATTCTGGAATTTCTATTACTGTTGGATTAGCCATTTTTTAATTATCCCCCAAATTATCATCGCCATTCATATTATTATTGGCTAGTGGCTTCTGTATTTCCGCCACTTTTATTAACTCATCTTTACACCGAACGAGGTTTTCTTCGTAGTCTCCACCGTCTCGCTCTTTAGCTATTTGTACACCTGTTTTATATGCTCTGTCTTGTTCTAGTATATGTGCCTTTACGGATTTTAATGGATCAATGTCTGGACGTTGATTACCTATCCATTTTGCACCTGCCCATGCCTCCCTAATTTCTTCATCTTCTAAAAATCCAGGGGCTATAATTTTATTGTTTATGATTTCGCCCCAAAGCCACATAGTATAAATAGTGTCATCGGTAAAAGATTGATTGAAACGATATTTTTCTATTTCGTACCAAGCAAGAATCAATTCACCTCTTGAAGCTGAATAATTATTCTGAAATTGTTTATCCATAACAGATAATGGCATATTTTTCGAACTATAAAGGTTTTTCTTCATTTGATCCATAAATGCCCCGAAGTTTACATTTGGTCGTTTTGTATCAAATGACTCTACTTTGTGCCCCGGAGGAAGCATATCAAGCTGTAATCCACCTTCTGAATAATTAATATTTTTCCTATTGTTCTGCCAATCTTCTACTGTTAATTGTTCGGCACTTGCTTTAGCTTGACTACCAATACCACCAGACAAAACAGGTAATGGGTCGCCATCTTCTGGAGTAGACACCCAAACGGCATATAAAGCATTTACTACCGCAGCTTGTAGTTCTAACATCTCATAATCACCAAGCTTAACAAGTTCGGCTATCATGTTAGCAATAATTCCAGTACCACGCCTATTTTTACCTAGTTTTACATGATTAACAAAAGTCCGACCGCTTCGAGTTCCCTTTTTTAAAACCCTGACTGTTTTCTGTGTTTTGTAATCGTAAATATGATATGCTACTGCCTGCCCTTTATCGTTGTATTCTATTCCGTCTTCTTGCCAATTGTTTTCTGCAACTGTTGAACCTGTTGGAGTTCTGACATCTTCTGGTCTAACAAGTTGGATTGTCATTGGATTAAGTTTGGAATTAGTGGAATATCTATAAACATGAAAGTATTCGCCATCGATACATAAATCGTAGAATTCTTGTTGTTCCATCTGATATCGATTCATAGATTCATCATAAGATGTTGATTTTCTTTTACACCATAAACGGTAACGAGCCTCGGACTTTTTCATCCATTCGTTTTTTTGTTCATCTGTCCACTTACTAATTTGCGGTATTAGATTCCAAACTGGCTGTGATTCTAGCTTCAATCCTGTTCCTACTGACAAAGTTGAAATAGTATTTACTGTAGCTTCTGCAACTGGCGATATATTTATAGCTTTTCTTGACAGTTCTCTAGCTGTCCGATTACTTGCTGAACCTAATCCAGCGTATTTACCTTGCTTAATTCCAGTAGTGTAAAATTCATCAGGAAATGATTTAAATGATTGCATGGTTGTTTTAAAAGATTCCATAATGCCATTCATGAATTTTGTTTTTTGAATTTCCTGTTGTAATTTATGATTCTGTATTTGTAGATTAACTTTTTCAATATCAACCTTTGGTTTTTTATCAAATAATCCCATTATAGATGACCTCCAAAATTGGCTGATGTTATCCTAGTTCCTGCTTGACCTGTTTTGTATAGTTTGGCGTTAATCCACATTTGAAGTATATTTGATATTTTATCAATGTCTGCTGATCTAACACGCTGGCTACCCTGTGAAGAATCCTTTGTATATTCTGCCACTGTGGACGAGTCTAACTGTTCAGTATAGAAAGTAATTTTTTCTTCTATTTGTTCAAGGGTATAAGCCAATGATAAATTGTATGGGTTAAGTCCTGCCATATGAACAAGAATAACCCATATTGTTTTATTTTGTCAATTGTTATGAATTTTCGTGTATATTGCCGATTATTTCGTTTATACTGTGCAATGTAGCAAGCCTGTAATTTCCTCTTGATAAATTAGGATATTTAGTAGACTTACAATAAAACATATCATCTACGTATTCAATTATTGTTGGCTCTTTCTCTCCACTGCCTTTTTCGTATAGAAGTATATCACCCTCATAAATCTCTTTCCCGTTGCGATCTTTTAGTCCGGTGTATTGTTCTAAAATACAATCCTTAGG